CTGAGGGCCGCGCGGGCCCCGATGTCCTAGTATCTGACGAGGCATTGCCCAACATGAAACGCCCCAAGTTTGTCGCTGCCCTTGCCGCCCTGTTTGGCTCCACGCTGCCGCCGGAAAAGCTGGTGGCACTTGACGCTGCCATGGAAGAGGAAATGAAGGGCGACACCGCCGAGGAAGTGAAGGCGGAGGATGAAGAGTTGAAGGCCGCCGATGCGTCCCTCAGCGACGAGGAAAAGAAAGAGGCCCGGGATTGCGCCATGAAGGACATGGGCAAGGACTCGTTGACCGACGAGGAAGAGGCCGAAGCCTACAAGCGCGCCGCCAAGGACAAGCGCGCGCGTGACGAGGCGCCGAAGGGCCCCGAGGGCGGCGCACCGAAGCCGGCCCAGGATGCGGCCATCGCGGCGGCCGTCGCTGCCGCCACCAAGGACATGATCCCGCGCGCGGAGGCCACGAAGCTGGCCGCCGACGCGGCCGCCGCGGCGCGCGCCGACGCGCTGGCGCTGGTCACCGCCCGCGAGGCCGTGGCCGCCAAATGCGGCGTGGTCGCGCTCGACAGCGCCGAAGCGGTCTACCGTTTCGCGCTCGACGCGGCCAAGATCCCCCACAAGGACGTGCCCGCCACGGCGCTTGCTGCGCTGTACGCGGCCACGGTCAACCTGACGATTGCCACGGACGCTGCTGCCCCTGCGGCGAAGGCGGACGTGCGCGACCTGTTCCCCGGACTGTCACTCATCACCCGCCGAGGCTAGGCCCATGAGCATTTCCCGCAACGGTTTCCAGACCTTCGTCAACCAGCAGCCCCCGCCGGCCGTCGTTGGCGATTTCGCCAGCATGAACCCGCGCACGACCGTGGACGCTGGCCCGGGCGCACTCCTGGCCGACTCCGCGGCGCCTGTCGTCGTCGGTAATTTCGCGTGGGCCGTGAACGGCATCGCCAAGGGCCTGAAGGCCGTGGGCGCTGCCGTCGGCTTCGTGGCCAACGAACTGCAGACCGTCATCACCGACTACCTGGGCCAGTCGCGCCTTGTGGTGCAGGCCGGCTTCCCGGTCACGCTGTACAGCCGCGGCGACTTCTGGGCGTTCGTCCAGGGTGGCGTGGTCAACGTCGGGGACACCATCTACGCTGACCGCGACACCGGCGCGCCGACCGTCACCAGCGGGGCCTTTTCGGCCACGGCTGTCCAGACCGGCGCCAGCACGACCATGACCGTGTCGGCCGTCACGGCCGGCAAGTTGGAAGTGGGCGACGTGATCGCGGGCACCGGCGTGGATGCCGGCCTGACCATCGTGGCGCAGCTGACCGGCACCCCGGGCGGCGCGGGCACGTACACCGTGTCCACCAACACGGGTTTCACGTCCACCACCATTACGTCCACGTCCGGCGTGACGGACACCGGCTACAAGGCCGCCACGGCGCTGGCCGCGGACACCACGGCCATCAACTGTTCGTTGGCCGCCAACACCGGCGTGCTGACCGTGGGCACCGTCACGGGCTCCGTGCAGATCGGCGCCAACGTGTCGGGCACGGGCGTCCCGGCCAACCTGTTCATTCTCGCGCAGCTGACCGGCACGCCCGGCGCGGCGGGCACCTACCAGGTGAACACGATTGGCCCGGCCGTGACCACGTTTACGGGCACGTTCACCGTCGGCAAGCTGGTCAAGATCGGCCGGCCCCTGTAACCCTTTTCCGCAACCTGACCCCCAGACAATCGAAGGTATACGCACATGATTCGCAACCTCGCAATGGATGCGGCCAAGATCCGCGACGCTGTCAAGGCCGGCCAGTCGGCCGACATCCTGCGCCAGCTGGCCAGCTACGGCGTGACCTTTGATGCCCGCCTGGGGAAGATTGGGTTTCTGACCCAGCCGGCCCAGGACACGGAAGTGACGCTGGCCGCCGATGGCAGTTACGCGTGCGACGCGCAGACGGAACTGGTCACCGTCAGCAATGCCGGCATCCCAGCGTGGCTGACGAACTACTTTGACCCGCGGGTCATCCAGATCCTGACCTCCCCGATGCGCGCCACGGAAATCGTGGGCAGCGAGGAAAAGAAGGGCGACTGGACGACGACCTACGCCACCTTCCTGTCCGTGGAACTGACCGGCGAAGTGTCCAGCTATGGGGACTTCAACAACAACGGCCAGGCCAACGCCAACATCAATTTCCCCCAGCGCCAGAGCTACCTGTACCAGGTGTTCACGAACTGGGGCGAACTGCAGATGGCCCGCGCTGGCAACGCCCGCGTGGACTGGGCCAACAAGGTCAACGAGGCGTCCATTCTGGTGCTCAACAAGTACCAGAACGCCACGTACTTTTTCGGCGTCGCCGGGCTGCTCAACTACGGTCTGCTCAACGACCCCGCGCTGTACCCCTCCATCGCGGCCACGGCCCCGTGGAATGCGTCCAGCACGACCGGGGACCAGGTGTACGAGGACATCCGCCGGCTGTACGTGCAGGCGCAGCTGCAGTCCAATGGCGTCATCGACACCGACCAGCCCTGCACGCTGGCCATGTCGCCCGTGCTGTCCGTCGCGCTCAACAAGACGAACCAGTACAACGTCAACGTGGCCGACCAGCTGAAAAAGAACTTCCCGGGCCTCGAAGTCAAAACGGCCGTGGAGTACGAGACGGCCAGCGGCCAGCTGGTGCAGCTGATTTTCAAGGACGTGCAGGGCCAGCCGACGGCCACGACGGCCTTTACCGAAAAGATGCGCGCGCACGCGGTCATCCCGGGCCCGTCCTCGTGGTCGCAGAAGAAGAGCCAGGGCACGTTCGGAACGGTCATCTACCAGCCGTTCGCCATCGCCTCCATGATCGGCGCGTGATCCTAGAAGGCAGTTTTGCCAACGCAAACCCCCGCGCGGTCATCCTCGCGGGGGTTTCGTCTTTTCGGGCCGCATCCCCGGACGGCTTGGCGGTTGGGGTGTTCGGCTGGGCGGATCCAGACACCGGGTACGCGGCCAACGAGCGCACCGGCGACCAGCAGCTGCTGGGGTTCGTGCTCCCCGTGTGGGAAGGCAGCTACCCAGTCTTTCGCCCCTACGGCCGCCGCGCGTACGTGCGGCCGGGGTACCAGGTGACCTTGTGCAGCGGCGGGGACTTCTGGGCGAAGTTTGACGCGGGCGCGGAAGTGGGCGCCCCGGTCTATGCCTCCATTGTGGACGGCTCCGCCATATCGGGGTACGCTGCAGATGCTGAATTGACGCGCTGGACAGTCGCAACCCCTGCGGCGCCCGGCGAGTTAGCCATCATCACATCTTACCGATAGGACACCGCACATGACCGACACCGTGACAGTAGGCTGCAAACTCCCCAACGGGCTGATTTGCGAGATGGGCAAGGCCGGCGCCGAAAACTATAAGCGCGTCGTGCTCAAGGGCGCCAATGACTCCAAGGTCATCGGTGGTTTTGGCATGACCCAGGTTGACGGCGAATTTATGGCCGCGTGGCTCAAGAAATACGCGTGGCTGCCGGCCGTCAAGAATGGTCTGGTCTTCCTGCAGTCCGATATGGACAGCGCCAGCGCCCAGGCGCTTGACCATGCCGACCAGCGCAGCGGGCTGGAGCGGCTTGACCCGGAGGCTGCGCCCAAGGGCATTGAAGCCGACCCGGACCACCTGCGGCAGGTGCGCCGCGAGGCCCCGAAGCTTGCCGACCGGAGCGCCGCCTAAATGGCCATAGTGCCCTGCCCGCCATCAACGCCCGTTCCCACGGGGGTGGTGCAGTTCGTCCCCGCCGATTTCAAGGCGGCTTTTCCCGAATTCGCCACCGTGGCGGACGGGGCACTGTCCATGAATTTCGACCTTGCCACGCTGCAGCTGGCCAATACGTGCCGCAGCCTCGTGTGCAACGCCCAGACCCGTGAAACCCTGCTCAACCTCCTGACGGCCCATATCACGGCCCTGCGCAACGGCCAGAACGGCCAGCCCCCGCCGGGCATCGTGGGCCGCGTCAGCGACGCCACGGAGGGTTCCGTGGCCGTCAGCGCCGACATGGGGACGGTGGTTTACGGGCAAGCGTACTACCTCCAAACGCAGTGGGGCGCCCTGTACTGGCAGTCCACGGCCCGTTTCCGGACGATGCGCTACGTGCCCCCACCGCCGACCTGTGCCGACCTTCCCAACGGCCTGGCGGTGCCGGGCTTCCCCAATTGGCCGGGCGGCCCCGGATGCTGCTGACATGGCCCAGCGTATCGTCAGCATCGAAGGCGGCGACAAGCTGAAGCGCCACCTGGCCGCCATTGCGGCCAAGCTGTCCACCGCGGGCGCTGTCAAGGTGGGCTTTTTCAAGGGCGCCACCTATCCCGCCGACGCCAAGAAAAACCGCAAGGGCGGTTTGCCTGTCGCGCAGGTGGCCTTCTGGAATGAGTTCGGGACATCGCGCGCGCCACCCCGCCCATTCTTTCGGGGCATGATCGCCAAGAATTCCCCGCAGTGGGGCGAACAGATGGCGACCGTGGCCAAGGCCAATGAATACGATGCAACCGCCACGCTCAACCTGATGGGCGAAGGCATCAAAGACCAGCTGGTGAAGTCCATCAACGATTTCCAAGACCCGGGGCTGGCGCCCTCCACCATCGCGCGCAAGGGCTTTTCCAAGCCCCTGATTGACACGGCCGTGATGATCCGCCACGTGGGTTACGAAGTGACCACCGAGGACGCGGAGGGCGAAGCATGAGCATGAATTTGCACGCCATCGTGCGCGGCGCCATCAACACGGTGAACCCGGACCAGACCGTGGTGTTGCGCGCGTCCACGGGCTACACCACCAACGCGGCCGGCAAGCGCACGCCCACGTACGCGGCGGATGCTACCGTGGCCGCCCAGGTGCAGGCCCTGAGCGGCCGCGACCTGCAGCACCCGGACTTTTTGAACGTGCAGGGCATCAAGCGCGCCGTGTACCTTTACGGCGACGTGCAGGGCGTCGTGCGACCCAATGCCAAGGGCGGGGACTTGCTGGTGTTCCCGCAAGACCTGGGCGGCACGGCTCAGCTGTGGCTGGTGGTCGCGGTGCTGGAGACGTGGAACCCGGACGCCACGGGGTGGTGCAAAGTGGGCGTCGTGCTGCAGGATGACGCGCCATGAGCATCCCCAGCGCGCCGGTGCTAGATGCGGTGTTCACCAAGCTGGCGGCCTTCCTGGCCACCATCGTGCCCACCGGGACCGAAATCGTGCAGGGCCTGGGCAACCGCGTGCCCATGCCGGTGGGCCCGTTCATCGCCATGACGCCCATCTTGCAGACCCGACTGGACACCAATCAGGACACGTACGCTGATCCCTACCCCACCCCGGGCGGCGCGCGCAGCGTCCAGCAGAATATCCGGCTGCAGGTGCAACTGGACTGCTATGGGCCGGACGCGGGCGACTGGGCCACGACCATCAGCACCTTGCTGCGGGATGACTACGGCGTGGACGCGCTGGCGCCCGACGCGGCGCCCCTGTACGTGGAAGACCCCCGGCAGGTGCCGTTCATCAGCGGGGAGGAACAGTACGTTACGCGGTGGACCGTGGGCGCCATCTTGCAGTACAATCCGGTAACGGCACTCCCGCAAGACTTTGCGGCCGCTGCCGTCGTGGACTTAATCAACGTTGACGAGGCATACCCGCCATGACCCAATCCATTCCCGCCAGTCAGCTGGTCAATGTCATTCCGGGCGTGCTGGGCGCCGGTGGCAACCCGCTGTCCCTCAACAGCGTGTTTCTGACGCAGGATACGTCAATCCCCGTCGGCACCGTGAAGGCGTTTGCCACCCTCGCTGACGTGCAGGCATGGTTTGGCGCGAACTCCGCAGAAGCCACCCTGGCCGCGGTGTATTTCGCCGGCTTCAGCAACGCCACCGTACTGCCCTCCGTGCTGTATTTCGCGCAGTACAACGTGGGTGCCGTTGCGGGCTACCTGCGCGGTGGCAGCCTCGCGGGCGTGCCGCTGGCCACCATCCAGGGCCTTGCGGGCACCATAACGGTGGTCATCGATGGCGTCAGCCACGTGTCCAACGCCATTGACCTGTCCACGGCCACCAGCTTCAGCAACGCGGCCGCGCTCATCCAGACGGCCCTGCAGGCCGGCACGCCCACGACCACGGCCACGGTCACGTATGACGCGCTCCGCAAAGCGTTCGTCATCACGTCGGCCACGACCGGCGCCAGCAGCACGCTGGCCTTCCCGACTACCAATAGCCTGACCACGGGGCTGAAGCTGACGGCCGCCACGGGTGCCATCGTTGCCCCGGGCGCGGTGGCCGGCAGCCCCGCCAGCATCCTGGGTGGCGTCGTGACGCAGACCCAAAACTGGGCCATGTTTATGACCGTGTGGGAACCGGACCTGACCACCAAAGAAGCTTTTGCCGCGTGGGTGCAGACCATCAACCAGCGGTATACATACGTGGCGTGGGATTCGGACGTGACGCCCAAAGCGGGCGATGCGCCGGCTTCGTTCGGTGCCGTCGTCAAGGCGGCCAACGATAATGGCGTGTTCGTCATTTGGGACACCACGGGCGCCAAAGCGGCTTTCGTGTGCGGCACCACGGCGTCAATCGACTTCACGGCCGCCGAGGGCCGCATCACGTACGCATTTAAGGGCCAGCCGGGCCTGACCGCGGACGTATACGATGCGACCACGGCCAACAACCTGTTGGCCAACGGATACAACTTTTACGGCGCGTACGCCACGGCGAATGACCAATTCGTCAATCTGCAGAATGGGCAGATTGCGGGTCAGTGGAAGTGGCTGGACCCCTACGTCAACCAGATTTGGCTGAACAACGCGCTTCAGCTGGCGTTCATGTCTTTCCTGACGCAAGCCAAGTCCGTGCCGTACAACGCGCAGGGCTATAGCCTGCTGCGCGCCGTCGCGCTCGACCCGATCAATGCCGCCCTCAACTTCGGCGCCATCCGCCCGGGCGTGGCCCTGAGCGCGACGCAGGCCGCGGAAGTCAACAGCGCGGCCGGTGTGCCGATTGCCGACACGCTGGAGCAGATTGGGTGGTACCTGCAGATCCTGCCGGCCTCCGCCCTGACGCGCGCCGCGCGCGGTTCGCCTCCCATGACCCTCTGGTATACGGACGGCGGCAGCATCCAGAAGATCAACCTGGCCTCCATCGACATCGAGTAACCCCACATGGCACTCAAGACAATTACGGCGGCCAACGCCAAGTTTTCCATCGTCGTGCCGGCGCTCGCGCTGGGGCCCTTCACGCTGCAGGGCTACTCCGCGGACGCGGCTTTTGCCGTGGACCCCGTGGACGTTGCCGAGACGTTCATGGGCGTGGACGGCAAGATGACGGGCGGCTATATCCCCTTCATTACCCCCATGACCATCACGCTGATGGCCGACAGCGAAAGCAAAGCATTCTTTGATGCCTGGCTGGGCGGCGAAAAGGCCATTCGTGAACTGGCCTACGCGGACGCCACCATCGACCTGGCCAGCATCGGGCTTTCGTACATCTGCACGCGCGGCGCCCTCAAGCGGGTGTCGCAGGTGCCGATTGCGCAGAAGGTGCTGCAGCCGGTGGTCTATTCGATTGACTGGCAGGACGTGCAGCCGGTGCCCCTCATCGGGCTGACCTGACGCCATGGCGCGGCGCACGCTGGTTTACACGGTGCAGGACGAAGGCCGCGACAAGGGCAAGTCCTTTCTCGTCACCGAAATGTCCGCCGACCGCGCGGAGCGCTGGGCCACGCAGGCGCTGCTGGCCCTGGCCAATGCCGGCACCAAGCTGCCGGATGGCGTGGCGGACGCGGGCATGGCCGGCGTGGCCTCCATGGCGGCCATTTTCGTGCTGTCCCTGCGCACCCTGCAGGGCCTGACGTACCAGGCCGTGGCGCCCCTGCTGGACGAAATGATGGAATGCGTGCAGTTCGTCCCGGGCCCGGGCATTCCCCCGCAAAAGCTGTTTGTGGGGGAAAACTGCCAAATTGAGGAAGTCCGCACCCGGCTGTCCCTGCGCGCGCAGGTGCTGCAGGTACACACGGATTTTTCGCTGGCCGGCGTGCTGTCGAGTTTCCGCCAACCTTCGGCGGATCCCGGCCCGTCGGCCTAGTCCAATACGTCAACCTGCCCCGGCTCATTGGTACGCTGGTGTCCAGCCGGCTGGCCACGCTGACGGAACTGCAAACCGTCTACGGCGTGCAGGATGCGTATGACTTGCTGGAAATCCTGAGCGTGGACGCACACAATGAGACGGTAGCCCGGGCCCAGGAAGCGCATTGACATGGCCACCGTAATTGACACCCTGATTGTCAAATTGGGGCTGGACCCTTCTAGTTTCACCAAAGGTGAAAAGGAAGTTGCGGCCCAGGTACTGAAGACCAAAAACGCGGTCAATTCCGCGAATGACGGTATGGCCGCGGGCTTTGCGTCCATGGCCAAGAAATTCCTGGGCTGGGCGTCCGTCATTATCGCCCTCAAGAAATTGATTAGCGCCGCGGCCGACCTAAACGCGGAAACGCGCCAGCTGGGCATTGACTCCAAGAATTTTGGCCTCGCGGCCAACCAGCTGCGCAATTTCCAGAACGCGGCCGAAATGATGGGCGGCAAGGCCGAGGACGTGACGGCCAGCGTGGAGGGGTTGCAGAAGGCCGTCTATGACCTGACCGTCATGGGCCAGAGCAGCGCGCAGCTGGAAATGCTGACGCGCCTGGGCGTGCAGTTCCAAGACGCCACGGGGCACGCGCGAAGCTTCCACGACATCGTACTGGACACGGCCGACGCGCTGGAGCGCGCGCAAAAGAATGGCACCCTTAACCGGACGGAAGCCTATTTTGCGGCGAAACAATCGGGCTTTGACGAGGGCACCGCGCAGCTGATCCTGTCGGGCCGCAAGAACGCGGAAGCCGAACTGGCCCGCCAGGAAGCGCGCCGGCAGGTGAACGGGGAAGACATCGCCAGCGCCACCAAGGTGGAGCAGCTGAAGACTGGCGCGGAACAGGAAGTGAAGGCGCGCGGCATCGGCGTGGAAACGGCCACCGTGGGCACCGTCAGCCAAGCCATTGAAAACGTCGGGGACATGGCAGAAAAGGCATCCAGCAAGCTGGCCGATTTCGCGGAAGCCATCCGCGACCACGTCATCAGGCCCCTAGAAGACCTCCGCCCCACGCGCGGGATCCGCAACAACAACCCCGGAAATTTGAAGTTTGCGGGGCAGGCCGGCGCTCACCAGGGGGATGACGGCTTTGCGGTGTTCAACAGCATGGAAGAAGGCGTGGCCGCCAGCAAACACCAGCTGCAGCTATACGCGGACCGGGGCATCAACACGGTGCAGTCCATCATTGAAAACTGGGCGCCCAAGAAAGACCACAACGACACGGTGGCGTATGCCTATGACGTGGCCCAGCGCGCGGGGGTAAAGAGCACCGCGGAGCTAACCGCGGAACAGCGCGACCGAGTGCTGCAGGCCATGTTCATCCACGAGTCCGGCAAGGGCGCCGCGGGCCTTGTCGCCCAGCCGCGCCTAACGGTCCCCCTGGCCCAGGCGATGGCAGGGGCGGCGGTCCCCACCCCCTCTGTCAATCGCCCGACAGGCAACACCACCGTCAACGTGGGGCCCGTCACCGTGGTGACCCAAGCCACGGACGCCAACGGCATTGCCAAGGACATGGACGGCGCGGTTAAGCGTAAGATGCAGGCCGCCCAAGCGGAAACCGGACAGCGCTGATGGCCACCATTCCAAAGCCGGCATTTCCCAACGTGCCCGCCCTCCCGGGCGTGCCGCAGGTGCCGCGCTCCAATTTGTTCCCGGCGGCGCCTCCGCCGGCCCTTAACGCGGTCATCGCGCTGGGCCGGCTCGCGCTGTCGTTGACCTCTAAGCCGACGTGGGGCGTCTACAAGGTGACGCAACCGCCGGCGGCGCCCGGCGCTGACGGGTTGGAGACGGTGGTGGTATCGGCTACCCCGCCCCCGCCGGTCATCATCCCCGACAGCTATAGCCGATTCCAGTACAAACAGGAATGGAGCGTGTCCAGCGCACCCGTGCAGGAAGGCGGCTTTGCCTCCTACAACAAGGTGGCCAGCCCATATGAAATCACGCTCAAAATGGTCAAGGGCGGCACCCTCAGCGACCGCAAGACCTTCCTGGCCAACCTTGAAACGGTGGCGGCCTCGCTCGACCTGTACAAGGTGGTGACCCCGGAGCGCGCCTACATCAACGCCAATATCACGGGCTTTCGGGTCACGCGCGACGGCGCGCAGGGCGCGTACTTCCTGACGGAAGTGGAAGTATCGTTCTTGGAAGTCCGCCCCGTGCAGGCGCAGTACACCAGCACCGGCGCCAACACTACAAACGCCCAGAACCCCAGCGCGCAGCCTGTGGCCAACCAAGGCACCCTCAACAGCACCCCGCCGGCCAGTCGGTTGCAGACCACCGTGGACAGCGTGCTGGGCCCGCTGCGCTCGCTGGCCAACGTCATAGGGGCAGGCTAATGCGTGTCGTGCCACTTGCCGCGGTTCCGTCGCAGACCCTGGCCATTGTGCTGGACGGGCAGAATGCGCAGATTGCGTTGCGCCAGAACGGCTCATTCCTATACTTCAGCTTGTCGCAGGATGATAGCCCCATTGTGACCACGCGCATTTGCCGCGATCGCCAGCTGCTGCTGGTGGATGCGCGGTACCGTGGGTTCAAAGGGGATTTCCTGTTCGTTGACCAGCAAGGCGACACGGACCCCACCTTTACCGGCCTGGGCGCGCGGTATCAGCTGGTGTTCGTCAGCGCTTCGGAAATCGCACCCACATGAGCGCGTCAAGCTACAGCGCGGAAAAGTTGTTGCGGGTGACACTGATCCTGGCCGGCTCCGGTAGCACGTTCCCCGGCACCAACAGCAACACGCTGATCCTGTCCAACCTGCGCGTGACCGCGACCGTGCAGGCTGTGGCGCGCCTCGCGGTGCAGGCCGACATATCCATCTACGGGATGCTGCGCGCGGACATGGACGCGCTGACCGTGGCCTGGGCCAATCCCCCCATCGTGCGTGACCATATCGTGATTTTGGAAGCCAACAGCGGCGACGGCTGGACGCAGGTATTCAAGGGCACCATTCTTGAAGCGCAACCGGACTACCAGAGCGCGCCGGATGTCTTTTTCAGGCTACAGGCTATCACGGGGTATTTCCAGAAGATCAACGCGGCCGCGCCAAACAGCTATCAAGGCGCCGTGAAAATCGGCGCCGTGGTGGCGGACCTGGCCGGCAAAATGGGTTTCACTTACACCGACGGCGGTGCCACCGGGGTGCTGAATTCCCCGTACCTTAGCGGCTCGCTGTTCGACCAATTGCAGCAAGCTTGCCAGGCTGCGCAGGCGGACTTCTACATACAGGGGGACACCATACTGGTGACCCCGCAGGGCCTGCCACGGAAACAACAGCCGTCGCTGGTGTTGAACGCGGATTCGGGCCTCATCGGTTATCCGTCATACGAGCGCGCGGGCTTGAATGTCGTGGCCATTTTCGACCCGGCGATACTGTGCGGCAGTCCGATTGACATTCAATCTATCGTGCCCAGCGCATCGGGCCGGTGGTACCCCTACTCCACGCAGCACCTGCTAGAATCCAAAATGCCGGACGGCGCGTGGTTTTCTAAGATGTTTTGCCTGCGCGTGCTGGGCGAAGATTCCACGCCATGACGGCCGTGGCGCTTCAAGTCCCCGCGGACGTTGCCAGCGACTATGCCACGCTGCGCTTTATCATCCAGCAGTCCCTGCTGCGGATGCAAACCGCCATGCCGGTCAAGGTGGTGAAAGCCACGAACCCGGGCAGCGTCGCCCCCGTGGGCTTCGTGGACGTGGTGCCGCTGGTCAACCAGGTGACGGGGGACAACACCGCGGTGCCCCACGTGACCATTTTTGGCGTCCCCTACTGCCGGCTGCAGGGCGGCGCCAACGCAGTCATCCTTGACCCGGAAGTGGGGGACGTAGGTATTTGCCTGTTCGCCTCGCGCGACATTTCGGCCGTCAAGGCCGATCCGCAATCTGCTGTCGCCAACGGCGCCAACCCCGCCAGCGCGCGCACGTTTGATTTTGCGGACGCGGTCTACGTGGGCGGCATGTTGAATGCGGTCCCCACGCAATACGTGCAATTCTCCACCGCCGGGATTAAGCTACTGTCCCCCACGAAGGTGACCATTGAAGCCCCGGCGATTGAACTTAAAGGCCCCGTGACGGCCACGAGCACCATTGACGCAACCGGCGAAATCACGGGCAACGGCACGCACCTGCACACGCATATGCACAGCGGCGTGCAGCCTGGCGGTGGCAACACAGGGCCCCCGGTATGAACTCCACTCTCCTGCTGGATAACACCTTTTGGGATTTGCTGGTGGATTCGTCCGGCAACATCGCCATGGCGTCCCCGCCCTATTCGCTCGCGCAAGACGTGGCCAGCGCCATCAAGCTATTCCTGGGGGAACTCTGGTACAACAACCAGGCCGGCGTCCCCTATTTTGGCGAAATTCTGGGCCACGCCCCGCCCATTGGCGTTTTCCAGCAGTACATGATTGCCGCGGCCCTGACGGTCCCCGGTGTCGTGTCGGCAGACTGTGCGATAGAATCGACGGATGGGCGCACCGTAAAGGGCGCCGTTACGTTCACCGACACCAACGGCACAACCTCCAGCGTGGCCATCTGACATGCCAACCAACGTACCCCAAGTCCAGTTCACCCCCACGGGGCTGGTGCTGCCGCAGGAATCGGCCATCTTGGCCGGCGTGCAGGCGGATTACAATGAAGCCTTCGGCGGCAACCTCAACCCGGCGTTGGAGACTCCGCAAGGCCAGCTGGCCACCAGCACCACGGCCGTGATTGCCGATGCCAATGGGCTACTGGCGGAATTCGTCAACCAGGTGAACCCTGACACCGCGGACGGGTTCATGCAGGATGCCATCGCGCGCATCTACTTCCTGAATCGGTCCCCGGGCGCGCCAACGGCCGTGCAGTGCGATTGCACGGGCGCCTTCGGTACCACCATCCCAATCGGCGCGCAGGCCCAGGACACGAGCGGCAACCTGTACATCTGCACGCAGGCGGGGACCATCCCCGTGGGCGGCACGGTTACGCTGCCATTCGCCAACGTGGTCAACGGCCCCGTGGCGTGCCCCGCTAACACGCTGACGAAAATCTACGTGGCCATCCCGGGGTGGGACACCATCAACAACCCGGCGGACGGCATCCCGGGCAACGACGTGGAGACGCAGGCGGCCTTTGCCTACCGGCGTCAACAGTCGGTGGCGTTGAACGCGCGCGGCTCGCTGCCCTCCATCTATGCCGCAGTTTTCGACGTGCCGGGCGTCATTGACTGCTACGTGTTCGAAAACACCACCAACAGCACCGTCCCCGTCGGCTCGACCAGTTACAACCTTGTGCCCCACTCGCTGTATGTCGCGGCCGTGGGCGGTTCGCCTGACGCCATCGCAAAAGCGATTTGGACGAAAAAGGACGTGGGTTGCGACTACAACGGCAACACCACCGTGACCGTGACGGATGACAGCGGCTATCAACCCCCGCTGCCCAGCTACACGGTCAAGTACGAAATTCCGCCAGCGCTGCCGATCAAGTTTGCCGTGGAAATCGCGGCATCTTCCGGGCTGCCCGCCAACATCGTGGACTTGACCAAAGCGGCCATCATTGCCACATTCAACGGCACCGACGGCGGGCAGCGCGTCCGCATCGGTTCGTTGCTGCTGGCGTCCAAGTTTTACCCGGGCGTCATCGCCATTGGCCCTGAAGTGTCGGTGCTGTCCATCCTGCTAGGCTCCGCCACGCCCACGTTGACATCGCAGCTGATCGGTATCGACCAGGCGCCCACGGTGGTGGCGGCTGACATTTCGGTCACGCTGGTGTAGCCCATGTCCACGTGGACATACCGCACAACCCTGGGTAGCGGTTTCGGCACGCACCAGACCCGCAGCCGTAACGGGACCACGGTGTGTTTCCGTGTCGGCACCGCGTACCGGTCTGCGGATGGCGGCACGACGTGGAGCGCGCCGGCCAGCTTGCTGGACGGCGGCGCCGGCTCCGTGCTCGCGCCCACCGCGGGCAAATGGAATATTGCCGCATACCCGGGCTTCGGCTGCTACGTGTCCACGGATGATGGCCTCAACTACAACAACATTTCCAGCGGCTTCATTTCCGCGCAGTCTAGCAATGCGATCACGGATGGCGCCGGCTCATCCATCTTCCTGGGCGCAGGTAGCGCCGTGGTGGCGTGGTCTACCGACAGCGGCGCGACATGGCACAACACGAGCAGCCCCCCGTGGGCCCCGTCATTTCCATCGCAGGCGACCACCTGCTGCTGGGACGGTACCCAGTTTGTTATGCTTCTGCGCAACGGCAGTGCGTTGGACATCTACACCGCCCCGGGCGGCTTCAGTTCCGGCACGGGCCCGGTGTGGACGCTGGCGCAGTCGGGCACCCCGGCCGCGGGCGCTATCATTTCTGCGGCGTTGGTGGACGGGAACGTCGCATACCTACCCGGCGTCGGCTACATTGCCACGTGCGTGGGAAATTTCCCGACCACGCAGCAAGGCATAGTCATTGCCTCCACGCTGGCCGGCCTCTACACCGCGCCCGTCGTCACTCCCACAGGCTGGACTTCCGGCGCCGGGGTACAGGGCGTATGGGCGGCCAATGGCGCCATTTTCGTTGCCGAGTCTAACGGCAAATTGCATCGGTCCACGGATGGCGGCACCACGTGGAGCACGGAAACCACCAACCTGCCCACGTCCACGTCCAACGTGGTCAATTTTGCCTTTGACTCGGTTGCCACCAAGTACATCGTTATCAATGCCGCGGGTGAAGTGTCCAACGCAGACAGCGGCGTGCTGGTGCCCAACGTCGTGGGCCAGCTGCAGGCGACCGCGCAGGCCAACATCATCAGCGCCGGCTATACCGTCGGCGTCGTGTCCACGGGCACCAGCCTGACGGTTCCCCTGGGCTACGTCATCAGCCAAAACCCGGTTGGGGGCGTCCTCGACCCGCCGGGCACCGCGGTGGACCTCGTGGTGTCTTCCGGGCCGCCATCGTTCACGGTGCCCAGTGTCGTGGGCTACCCGTACCCGGTGGCCGTGTCGGTCCTGTCCGCTGTCACCCTCGTGGTGGGCACGGTCACCGACATACACAGCGAGACGGTGCCCCCGGGCTCCATCATCGCGCAGGCGCCGCTGGCGGGCACCCCCGCATTCATCGGGCAGGCCATCAACCTGACGCGCTCGCTGGGCTCCAGCTTCAAGGTGGTCCCCAACATCGTGGGGGATACCATCAGCGCCGCAGCGCAGGCGCTGCTGGACGCGGGGCTGCTGCTGGGCGATGTCACCATAGACACGTCCGGCGCCGGCACTGTGGGCGCCGTGGTGTCGCAGGGCGTCCCGGCCGGCGCGCTGGTGCAGCCGGGCACGCGTGTGTCTGCGGTGCTCGCGGCGCTCGTGGGGCCTTTCAACGTTGACCGCACTGTCATTTCGCAGTACGCCAACAGCCCCACGCTGCTGCGCCTCGTGCATAACATGCAGGACTACATTGACCCGCGCGCGAACCTGACAACCTTCTATGACTACGTGTGGAACGTGGACACCGCGGTGGGCTTCGGGCTCGACATTTGGGGGCGCATCGTGGGCGTGTCGCGCCTACTCAAGATCCCCAACACGGCCAACCTTTTCGGCTTCGAAAATTCGGACATCCCGCCCGACTGGCAGCCCTTCAACCAGGGCACCTTCTACACCGGCGCGGAAGCCTCGCAAGCGTACCTGCTGCCGGACGATGTCTACCGGACGTTGATCCTGACCAAAGCGCTGGCCAACATCGTGGCCACGAGCGCGGCATCCCTCAACCAGCTGTTGCGCAACCTCTTCCCCAACCGCGGGCGCTGCTATGTCATTGACAACGGCGGCATGTCCATGTCGTTTAAATTCGAATTTGCCTTAAGCGACGCGGAATATGCTATTCTCACGCAGTCTGGCGCCCTTCCACACCCGGCCGGCGTGGCCTATGACGTAATCGTTGCCCCGTAGGATTGCCCACAATGCCCGGCCAACCGACACCGCCCCTGATTGTTGAACCGTTCGGCAAAAATGCTGGCGGCTCATTCATCCAGAACCCCATCCCGCTGACCACGTCCAGCCCGGGGCGCGCGTCGTTTGACCAGGGATTCCCTGCGCTGACGATGACCCCGGAAGTGGCCGGCGGCGTCCCGCCCTACGGCCAGGACGTGAATGGCATCCTGTACATGGTGACGGCGCACATTGCCGCCCTGCAGGCTGGCCAGCCCTACCTGTACAGCGCCACGCTGTCCACCGCCATGGGCGGCTATGCCGTGGGCACCATCCTGGGCATGGCCGACGGTACGGGCCTGTGGATCAACCAGACATCAGGCAACACGACCGACCCGGACGGCGGCAGCGCGGCGGGTTGGCTGCCGGTCTACCGGTACGGCTACACGGCTTTGACGGGGCTTACGGGCGGCTCGCGCACGCTGACCGCCGCGGAGGCGCGCAGCGGCGTCATTACCCTGGCGGGCACGCTGGCGGGCAACCAGACCATTGTGTTGCCCAATACGCTGCAGACTTGGCTGATAGTCAACAACACCAGCGGTGCCTTTACCACCACGGTCAAGACGGCCGCGGGCACCGGCGTGGTGGTGCCGCAGGGCGGATATGGCGCCCCGGTGCAGGTGTACGGCGAAGGAACGAACATCTACCCCACCGTGGCGCCGCTGACGATTCCCACCAGCGTATCCCCCACCGCCAACACCTACGTGCTGCGCGACAACCTGGGCAACGTCTACGCGGCTGCGCTCAACCAAAACACGGGGTACGAGACGCCCACCATCGGCGCCCTGTTCGTGGAGAATGCGGCGCATGACGGCTTTTTGCGCAAAGTCCACTTGACCGACGTAGAAGCCCAGTTACTGCTGGAAAACATGGGCGGCCACGTACAGGCCGTCCAAATGTCGGCCGGTGCGTCCGCTGCCAATTTCACGCCCACGGTGGGGCCTTTTGCGACGCCCGGCTATTGTAAGCTGCCCAACGGGCTGATTTTCCAGTGGGGTAGTTCCGGCTCCATCCCGGCGATCAGCACGGCACACCAGACGTTCCCGCTGGCCTTCCCTATCGCGTGCCTCAACATTCAAATCACGGCCACCGGTGGCGCGGGCACGGCGCAGTCGCACGACCTCGCGGCCAGCAAGAATGCCACGGGCTTCAACCTGACCAATGACGCATCGGTTGCGTCAACCTTCGATTGGTTCGCCATCGGCTATTGAGGAATTCCGCCATGATCCGCAAACTTGCCCTGTCCCTCGTGCTCGCGCTGGTCGCCCTTCCGGCCGCGGCCGCGTCGCTGTACGTCACCGAGTTTGTGGGCGCGCCGCCCACGTCGGTGTACTACCAGGCCGTGAAGCAGCCGGAAGTGACCACGCAGGTGTTGAGCATCGGCGGCAGCAGCGTCCAGTCTGCGCCGTTCGGCTCCACCACGGGCATCGTGCGCGTGCAGGCCGATGCGGCGTGCCACATCGTAGTCAACGGCTCCCCGACGGCGACCAGCACCAGCATGAAGCTGACGGCGGGGCAGACGGAGTATTTCGTGGTCACGCCCGGGCAAATCCTGGCCGTCATCACGGACTAGCGCCATGCGCGTGTGGCTGTACAGACTCGCGGGCGCCATCTTTGTGCTGACGGTGCTGGCGCATGTCGCGCGCGCGGGGATGCTGTCATCCCCTGGCCATCTGATGGGCCCCGGTCCCGGCGTGGGCAGCCCATCGCCCCCGACCAATCACAACATCACCACGGAAGCCGGCGTGGCCATCACCACGGAAGCCGGCGTGGCCATTCGCACGGAGCAGTAGACCCATGAAGCGTATCGCACTATTCGCCGGCCTCGCGCTGGCGCTACTCACCGGCACGGCCGGCGCGCAGGTGAAAATCAGCGCGCTGCCCGCCGGCACCACGTTGGCAGGCACCGAAGCGCTGCCCCTCGTGCAGTCGGGCGTCACCGTACAGAGCACCCCGGCAGCCTTCGGCACTTACATCCTGGGCGCGCCCAATTCGGGCAGCCTACTGATCGGCGCCGGTGCGGGCGTCGCGCCGACCACGGACACGGCCCTGACGTGGACTACGGGCACGCAGACGCTGACCATGGGCACCACCAGCGTGGCGGCCGTCATCCAGCCCACGCAGCCCACCGGGGCCGCTACGGGTGTCAGTCTGACCGTCAAGGCGGGTCAAGGTGGCACGACCAACGGCGGCGGCGGCAACATTACCGTCAGCGGCGGCGATCAGGCCGCCGGCACCGCGGGCAACGGCGGCGCGGCCACGGTGCAGGGCGGTAGCGCGCTGGGCACTGGCAATCGCGCGGGCGGCGCGGCCACCCTCAAGGGCGGCAACGGTTCGGGCTCGTCGGCGGGTGGTGCCGGCGGCATATCGGGCGGCAACGGCGGCGCTACTGGCAACGGCGGCCCCGCCAACATGAACGGCGGCGCGGGCGGCAGCACGTCAGGCAACGGCGGCAGCATCAACGCCAGCGGCGGCAATGCCACCACGTCCGGCAACGGCGGCAGCGTGACTTTTACCGGCGGTATTGCGGCGGGCACCACCAAGAACGGCGGCACGCTCGCATTCAACGCGGGGCAACCTACGTCGGGCGGCACGTCGCTAATCACATTCTCCACCAAGAATTTTGATGGCTCCATCAACAACGCGGGCCAGTTCGACAGCACGGGGAAGTTTATTACCTTCCAGGCCGTCGCTGACCAATCGTACAGCCGGCAGACGCCCACGACGGGCTTTGCCATCACCATCGGCAACCAGAATGCAAGACTCGTGTTGCATCCGGCTGGTACCCTTGCCACGGGCACCGTCACGATGCCAGCCGCGCCGATTGACGGGCAGTTGGTGGAAGTGATGAGTGACCAGGCAGTCACGACGCTGACGGTTTCGGCAAATGCGGGGCAGACCATTGCGAATCCGCCCACCACGCTGGCCGCCGGTACGGGCTTTGGATACCTCTACTGCGCCGCTGACACCGAATGGTACCGGCGCTTCTAGACTGAGGGCGAATCATGCGCAAAGTATTAGGGGTCGTCATTCTGTTGGCGGCTTCAGGGGTTCATGCTGCCCCTAACGTGCTGAACAACTCCGCACACGCGGCCGGCAACATCGCCCCGGCCATCAATGTGGTGCTAGGCGCCGGGCACGTAGACACTGACATTTTTGTTGACATGTCCTCGCTGAGCCAAACCGGCGCGGATTCCAACATTGTGGCGCTGGCCACCGATACCGGGCACACCAATTACTCCGCGGCGAACAACGCGCCCACCAACCACGCGCCTTATGCGCTGACCTCCAACAGTTACAGCGGGTGGTCCCCCTCTACCGATCAAAGCGCGTACGCCACGTCCATTGCCAACGGGCTGGCCTCATCGTGGGCGTTTTGCCCCTTCCCTTCTGCGTTCCCCGCCGGCACTCCTCCGCCCGTCGTGGACACCACCATTTTGCAGACCGGCTCGACGTGCTTTAGCTCCGCGGGCAGTGGCGGCCTTGAATTCAACATTCCCGCCAATTACAAGGGGCTTGACACGTCCAGCCCATCGGGCGGCACGGCGACCTTCAGCGGCCTACTCATGGGCTTGAAGTACAACCACCCCACGTGGAACTGGCAAGACATCAAAGGCGCGCTGCGCCAGACGGCCAGCAATTGGGCGACGGGCTGGGCCACGGGCACGGGCTTCGGGGACATCAACTACGATACGGCCAACGCGGTGGCCTCGTCATCGGCCATCTACCTGCAGGGCCCACTGGTCAACGTCACGCAGACCAGCGGCAACACCTACACGGCCACGCTCTACCCGTACCGCCAGACCCGGCGCGTCAACGAGGCCGTCTATGTGGTTTCGACCAGCTACAGCTGGCCGGCGAAAAATGAATATACGTTGGCGGACATCACCGCGTCCGGCGCCACGCTACTTTACACTTCCAACGGAACCGACATAAACCCCACGTTTTCCTTTGCGCTCCACCTACCTGTTGGTAATTATTACGTGATGGGCTTCACACTTGATGGCTCTGGCGGCTACTCGCGCGTGGACGGATACACGCCAAACACGGTTGCGGTGCTGGCCACTTGCCATTGATCCCGGCTAAAATGGGGGCACTCCACCGAAGGGCCCCGAAATGTCCGACCAGCTACCCAGTATTCAGCGCATGTTGGGCGCAATCGACGCGCGCCAAGATGCCCAGGAAGCGGCCATTGGCCATGTGCAAAACACGGTCAGCGGGCTGGACGGCAAGGTGGACAGGATCCTGTTGCACCTTGAGCACCAGAAGGGCCAGCAGATAGGGCAGCGCCGTACGTTTGCGGCCATGGCGGCCATCGTCGGGGCGGTGTTCGGTGTCGCGGGCGAAGTGGCCGCGCAGTGGTTTACGAACGGGGGCCAAGGGCGGCATTGAACGCGTCGCGCAGGTGCTGGCGATCGGCCAGGCCTTGCGTGCCCCCGTTGACGATGCGCGTAATGCTGACGAAGTCGGCACCGTCATCGTCGTTGGGTTCGTCCAGTGCCAGCCGGTTCAACTCGGGCCGCTGCGCCCACCACGCGGCGCTGGCGTTGGCCGCCACCGCCTTGGTGCATAGCCGGTCGGGGCACAGCATGACCAGCGGGTCATTTATCAACTTGGCCACCGCAGCATAGTTTGCCCGCCCCGTGACCATGAACACCCCGCGCCCCCGGTACTTGTAGCCGTCACCCGACTCTGGCGGCCCGTTGCCCATGCGGTTGGCGTACACGAAGTCCGCCAGGCCCTGCGGGTTGTTGGCGTATGGCAGGGCGGCCGCCACCGTCGGAAAGCGCTTGGGCCACACCTGCACGAGCCGGTCGGCGCTGTAGACCAACGACTCGGCCAGGCGGGTGAATTGGGCCGACTCGTGCGCGCCCTGCGCTAGAAACTCCACGGCGTAATCGCGGTTCGCTGCGATGCCCCACAGCAGCATGGCGTCATTTAGCGCGGCCGCCCACCCGACGGGATCCGGGCAGCGCGGGGCCGCGCTGTGTAATTGGTCGGGCGTTATGGCAAACATGCGGGGGCTAAGATACACTGATGGCTCATTTGCCGCCACCCTCTGGAGGGTCTAGCCATGCCCACAGTCACCCAGCTGCTGAAGTCCAAAACCGTCTGGGCCGGCCTTCTGACCGGCATTGCCGGCGTTGTCCAGTACGCAACCCCGTTCGTGCCGCCGCAGTACACCGCCATCGCCCTGGGCGCCGCGGGCCTCCTGCAGATTGCGCTGCGCGCGGTCACCACTCAGCCCCTCAAGGACAAATAGCCATGTTCAAGTCCCTACGCTTCGGCCCCCTCGTGCCCATGTTCGCCCTGCTCGTGCTGGCCCTCGTGGCCGGCGCCCTGACCGGCTGCGCCACCCTGTCGGCGCCGCAGAATCAGGCCGTTGAACAAATCACGGTCCAGTACGCAACGGGCAAATTCATTGAAGCCAAGCCGACCGGCCCGGAGCGCGCCGCGCGCGCCGCGCAGGTGAAGGCCGTTGCCCTGTCGGTCAAGTCGGTGGCGGCGTCGGATAGCGCCACGATTGCTTCGCTGTCGGAACTGGCGCTGTCCAAGGTGGCCACGGCCAACCTGCAGCCGTCTGACCGGCTGCTGGCGCAGTCGCTGGTCACGGCCGTGGTCAACGAACTGTCCGCCCGCGTGGCCGGCGGCGTGCTGACCCCGGAAAACCGCGTGGTTGTCACGCAGATGCTGGACTGGGTGATTGCCGCCGCGGACGCGTACGCCCCCGGTGCGTAGTGTTCTGTTCTGACCTCATCCTGCGAGCCGACAAGCGCCCAGACAATTGGATTGTCTGGGCGCCCCTCGTTTGGGACAACCGGCGCACGGGTCGAATTACCGTCCCCGTGGGCACCGTCACCGACTTGGCCAGCATCCCGCGGGTATTCCGCAACCTGCCGTTTCTGGACCCCAACGGGTTGAGCCGACGGCCGGCGGTGCTGCATGACTACCTGTATCGCGGCGGCAACCGCTACGGGCTGCAGATGACGCGGAAGAAAGCCGACCGCGTGCTGCGTATCGCCCTGCGGGACGAAGGCGCCAGCCGGTGGGTGGCGTGGCTCTTTTGGGCGGCCGTGCGCGTCGGTGGCCGCCGCGCGTGGCGGCGCTAGCCGTCGAATTTGCCATACCGAGGCCCGCGCCACCCGCCCGTCATCTTGACCGGCCACGGCTGACCGTCGGGCGTGCGCGCCCACTCCAGCGATCGCACGCGCTCGGTGACGATGCGTTCAAACTCTTCCACGCTGCCCCAGCCCTTGGGCACTTCGGCACAGGGTTCGTCATGGCTGTGGATCACGACCGGATAGCCGGCGCGCTCCAGCGCGTCTAGGCCTTCGGCGTGCAAGTCGCGCGCGACCCGCTGCACAACGTTTTCAGTGGCCTTGCCCCCATAGATGTCCATGCGCTGCCAGCCTATCGGGCCCGCCTGGGGGTTGCTGTTCCACCCCTCGTAACTGATTTCCACTTCCCACGCGTTGGCGTACGGCCGCGTGGACTTGCGCAAGCGCGGCGCGTGGTACGTGATAAGGCCGCCCGACGGGACGCGGCAGTACAGCACGTCGTCGCGCACTTCGTACGATATCTGCCGGTAGGTGAAGCAATGCCCGGGGTAGCTGATGGCCGACACCATCGCGCCTTCCAAGCCGTACAGTTCCGGCCGCGCGTCATCAAAGCGGCCGCGCGACTGGCCGCCCCATAGCTCCACGATCATGGGTGACTCGGCCCGCCATGCCAGGATGGCGGCCTTTATTTCATGTTCGGCCATGAAGGCATCCGCGCCGAAGCGCTGCCACGCAACGATCCAGCCGCCGAAGCCTGACGCCAGTTCGGCCACCTTGCCCACGGTCTGGCGCAGCGGGTGGTGCGCGCCGGTGTCTTTGCGGTGTTGCAAGATCGTTTCGAAAGGCACGCCCGTGATTTTGGACACGCTCATTTCGTAGATTTTGCCGTGGGTGCGGAACACTTCTAACCGCCACTCTTCCCCGGCCAATGCCGCGGTCACGACGCCTTCAATGGCGCTGAAGTCGCTACAGATGAAGTCATGGCCGGGCGCTGCGATCAGCAGGCCGCGCAGGCAGCTGGACACCACATCAAGCGCCGTGCGGTTCGGGTATTCCAACTCGACCAATTCAAGCGTGCGCGCGCTGATGATTTCTAGGGCGCGCTCGACCTCTTCAACCTTGGTGAAAAACCCCTTAAACAAATTTTGCGGCTGCGGGCCGTTGCCGGTCCACCGACCCGTGCGCGCGGCGAAATACTGGTATAGCTCATACAGCCGGCCGGCGTGCTGCTGCGCGCGGAACGCGTAGAGCTTCTTTACGCTGGCATTGGCCAAAGCCTGGCGGATTTCCAGCGCGCGGCGCGCATCGTCGCCCATGGACGTGCCCGGCTGCAGCCACGCGCTAACCGATTCGTCCGTCAGATCGTTGAGGTACACGCCCTGCCCCCGCAGCCATCCGCGCAGCGCTTCCACTTCGCTGGCACTTTCGACCTGGCCGCCCGTGATGGCGCGCAACTCGGCGTTGTACTTCGCCATGGCCTGCTCGACTATGGCGATGCAGTTTTCCACGCCCACCATGTCCACCTGAATGCCCCGGCGGTTTATGGCTTGGTCGACCTGCCAGAAACGCAACTCCATGGGCGACAAATCGGGCGTGCGCAAGCTGGATTCGATTTCTGTTCGCACGTCCTGTTCGTTGTACCCGTACAGCCGTTCCGCGTCGTCGGGGTCTTCTTCCGGCCGGATACGCAACCGCTGGTCTTTTTTCGTCGGGTTGCGTGGAATGCTGAATTTCTTTATAAGCCGATCGCCATCCGGGTTTTTCTGGTTGACCAACCGCTGCACGCGCGCGGACTCGGCAAGCTTGCCCGGTAGCGCGTGGCTGCGCGCCTTGGCCATTGCGCACCGCACCTGCTCCGCGCGCAGCGGGGGCCAGCCCCACTTCGGCACGCAATGGAAATTCCACACGTGCCACTCAAAACCAATGTTCCACGCTTCCAGGAACCCGCCGCGCTCGACGTGCGCCAGCAATTCGTGGGGCTCATCGGCCAGTCCCAATTCCGCAGGCCGCGGCACCCACACGCGCACGCCCTTGCCGTCGAATAGGTCATAGGCCAGGCACAACAATTCGAAGCTTGGATGCTCGACGTACGCGCGCACGCCCACGACCCCCAGGCCGCGCGCCGTGGCCGCGAGGCCGGGCAGCGATCGCCACTTGCCTGCGGTGCCGTCCCACAGGTAGCCCGCTTCGCTGTAGGTTTCCACGTCGAAGGCGGGCACCACCGTGGTGATGCCCGGCCCCGCCGCGTAGACCTGCCCGGCCCGTAGGATCACGCCCGCACCCTGTGGCTAGCTGGATATCCGAAGTTGCGCGACGGCCCTGTGCCGCCACTCGGATGCGGGGTGAACATCAGGCCAGGTACCCGTGCTGCCTCAGGGTGGCTTCCGTCCACCCGGCCGCGATCATGGCCGCGTACGTCGCCCCATTGGCCTTGGCCGTCATCACCGGGCCCGCGGGGGCGGCCGGCGGCGGGGCAGCCACGGGCGGGGGCGGCGGGGCCACGCCAGCGGGCGCCAGGAACGACGGGGCCGGCGTCACGGGCAGCGGCGGCACAAGGGCGGCCACCGGGGCGGGTGCCGGCGGGGGCGGCGCAGGCGCAGCCGTGGGGGCTCCCACGGGGGCCGGCGGGGCCACCAGACCCCCCACGGGGGCAGCCTGCATCCCGACCGGGGCCGGGCCCTGGCCGAAGCCAACCGACGCGGCGTCGGGGCCGCTGACGATTTCGGTCCCGTACCCCTGCAGGGCCACCATGTTGTGGTTGAGGTAGACCCCGGGATTCTGCGTAGACCCGTTGCTGTCGACCGTGCCGGCGACCTGGATGTAATACCCGCACTTGACCGCGCCGGGCTCGGCAATGGGCGCGCTGCCGTCCTTGTTGAAAACGCGCGGCGCAAAGCTGCTGGAGAAAGACAGCACCCAGTGGCCCGGGTAGCCCTCTTTATCGCAGGGGCGCTTGCCGTTTTTGTTCGGCACCGTGCTGTCACCGTCGGTCACCTTCCAGGCGAATGACGGGGACTGTGCCTGCTGCGGGAACCCGGCATGGCCGGTGGCCCAGATGGGGGCGCCCCACGGCGTTTCAGCCCAGTGGCGTTCCGCGCCCTTGGGAATGCCCACGCCAAACGCATATCGCTGCGTCGGCTTGCCCGCGTCGGGGCCCGTCTTGATGACCAGCGGTTTGCCGTCGGCATCCTTGGTCTGCGGTTCGTAGAGGCTGCCCCACAGCATCCGGCCGGTGGGGGTCAGAACGTTGGCTTTCGTACTCATGTTGCGTTGGCTCCAAAGACCTTGCGGGCCTGTGTTGTGGATTCGGGAACAAGTTTCATCGCACCCGGCGGGCGTTCCGCATACTGTGCGTTAATGACGGCGGCGTCAAGTCCCGCGGCAATGGCTTGCGTGGGCGTCAAGATGTCCAGCGGTTTGCGCACGTTGACGCCCAGCAAGTCGGCAAATTGGGCGACCTCTTCGGGTGGCACTTTCCACTTAAGGCGCCCGGCGGCGGCCTCCAGCGCGAAGCCTGGCACGCGTTCGCCCCGGCGGATCATGGCCGTGGCCTGCGCCTGCAGCCCCGTGCGGCGGGCCTCCAGCAGCGTGGCGGCGTTGTCCAGTATGGTCAATTCCGCGGCCAGCGCCGCGGGCGGCAGGTTGACGCGGTCCATGGTGCCCATGAAGTCGGCCACGCTGTTGGCGGCATTCTGCAGCGTGCGGCATTCATGGCGCCCGGGGCAGAATTCGCAGTGCGCGCCAGCGCGCGCCGTCGGATTGGGCGCCAGCGCTTCGTGCGCGGCAAAGGCGGCGCGGTTCACGTAGCCGCGCAACTCGTGGCCCATGATCCGCCAGCGACGCACGGGCCCGTCTTTGTGGTAGCTGCGCGGCTGGACAATCCCCAACTCCACGGTGGTGTGCAAATCGCTAAGGCCCAGGAAGTCCAGCAGCCCGCACGCGTAGGCAATCAGCTGGTAATTTTCGAAGGCATCCACGAACAGGTGGCCGTACTTGTAGTCCCACACGCGCAGCACGTTTTCGATAGGGTCATGCCGCCACCAGTCGGGCGTGCCGGCGCACTCGGTCGGGTGGATGCGCGGGATGGCCACGGGCAACTCGGTGTAGCCATACAACCCCACGGTGTCGCGCCACAGCTGCGCGCCGGCCACCATGTCGGCGTCCACGGGGACGCCCTGCGGGGTGGGTGCCCCGGCGGGCAACTCGTTGCCGTTGGCATACGCCATGGCCACGTGGTGGGCCGCGTCGCCCTCCAGCGTTTCGGGCGTGGGCGGCGCGTCGCGGTACGGCTCGGCCATCTGCACGTGGGCCGCGCACACCACCGTGGTGGCCAGGCTGCTGGGCGCTATGCGGGCGTGCATCAGGCACCCCCGCGCAGGCGCTGGGCCGCGTACTCGGCCTCAAGGGTCGGGCGGTACTCCACGACCTTGGCCACGACGTAGCCCAACGGCGCCCCGTCAATGTCCAGCAGCTTGAAGCTGGCATCACTCAGCTGCTCAAGCTGCCGACCGTCGGGCAGTACGATGCGGGTCATGCCGCAAACCGCGTCTGCAGGAAGGCCGCGGCTTCCAGAATTTTGGCCGGCTGCTGCTGCAGGGCCAGCAGGCTGGGCACTCCAATGGCTGCGCATATTTCGGGCACCTGTTCATTTTGCAATTTCTTTGCGGCAATGCCGGCGGTAATCCGCTGCATCAGGCCGCGGAAGTCCAGCGCCCCGTCCCCTGCAGGTACTGGCGCAACCGGTGCGGCCGGCGGCGCTCCGTCAGCGGGGGCAGGTGGAAGAGCCACCGGGGGCGGCGGAATCACGGGCCCAGCCACCACCGGCGCGGGTCCAGCTGCGGCAGCCATTGGCGCATCCGTTGGCGGAAGCGGCACCTGTGCGGGTTCGGCGGGCGCCTTGCCCTTGGTGACATTGCGCCGCGCGCGCCATGTGCCGTCTACGTTCAACTTGGCCGGCGTGGAGTGCTGCGCCGGGTTCCATGCCACCCCGGCGCTGTCCAGCTTGGCGTCAGAAGGGGACGCACTCATCGTTGCAGGCGGGGGCGTGGGGTCCGAATTGGGGGTGGCCGCGCTCGCATCGCCCGGTGTACTCGCGGCCACGGAAGGGGGCGGCGGAATGGCCACGGGGGCCGCGTTGGCGGCGAACACGGACGGATCAGCCGGCGGCGGCGGCGGCGGCGGCGCGTCGGGCACCGGCGGTGCGGGCGGCGTCAAGTTGGTGGGGGGCAGCGCTTGCGGCATACGCTCCTGTATCGTCGCGCCCAGCACCATAATGGCGGCGCGAATGTCGGCCAGGGAGTCGGCGGCGGTGTCAATCAAAAGCTGCATACATTCTCCACGGGTTGGGGTTGCACTGGCCGCGACAATAGACCAAACTGACGGCATTGTCTACAGGGCCACCATTTTCCCCATGACTGTATCTAGACACATGCCCCCGGGCACGCGCGGTAAGCACCGCACGCCGCGTATTACGTCGCCCGCGCGCCAGGCGGCGCTATTGGCAAACCGTCGCACCTATCTCTCAAAAGACCCGTGCCCGCGCGGACACGTTGGGGAAAGGCGCACCGCTAATGGTGAGTGCGTGCAGTGCCATAGAGATTGGGCGAAGCGTAACATTTTGCGCGCGCGGGCCAACCGCATTGCATGGCTCGCCAAGAACATGGACCGCGTGGCTAAGTGGCGCGGTCATTCCCCGCCTACGCGCCCGCGCCCCCTTCGTTGCGAATGCTGCGGCCGAATCCCACCAACATCCCTGCACATGGACCACGACCACGCTACGAAAAAATTTCGCGGGTGGCTTTGCGCCTCGTGCAACACCGCGTTAGGCAAGCTGGGCGACAGCGTGGCGGGGCTATTGCGCGCGGTCAAATACCTACGGCGCGTCAAATGAGTTTGCGCCCCTATCAGCGCGAATACCTCGCGGCGATTTATGCAGCCTGGCAAGATCCTACTTGCCGCAACGTGATGGGGGTACTACCAACCGGCGCGGGGAAAACAACTTGTTTTTCAGCCCTTCTAAAAGACATGGGCCGCCCCGCCTGCGTGGTCGCACACCGTAACGAGTTAGTTTCTCAGGCCGCGTTGGCCCTTAACCGCGAGGGCGTCCCCCACGGCATCATCGCGCCAAAGGCCGTCATCCAGCAGATTGTACGGCTTGAAATGGAAACACACGGCGAAAGCCACTATAGCGCCCGCGCCCATGTGCGCGTGGCGGGGGTCAATACGCTGGCCGCGCGTGCGAAAAAAGCAATTGACCCGTGGGCGCGAAGTGTTGAATTTGTCATCATGGACGAGGGCCATCATGTACTGCGCGAAAATATTTTCGGTGCGGCCGTGGCTAGCTTCCCTGCGGCGCGCGGCCTGTTCCCCACCGCGCACGCTGTGCGGGCGGATGGCGCTGGACTTGGCCGCAGTGCCGACGGGCTAGTTGACCGTCTCGTGGTCGGCCCTAGCTGCCGCGCACTTATTGACCGGGGGTATTTGTCGGACTATCGCCTTGTGTGCCCCCCTACTGACATCGACGTGTCCAAGGTACCAATTAGTTCAACGGGCGATTTCAGCAGCCCGAAGCTACGCGAGGCGGTCCACAAATCCAAAACCATAGTGGGCGACATCGCGGCGCACTACCTGAAATTCGCGGCCGGTAAACTCGGCGTCACGTTCGTGGTCGACGTGGAAGCGGCCGGCGAAGTGGCCGCGGCGTACCGCGCAGTGGGCGTATCGGCCGAAGTCATCACGGCCAAAACCCCGATACACATACGCTCCACCCTCATGCGCCGATTCCGCAACCGGGAACTGTTGCAGCTGGTCAGCGTGGACGTATTGGGCGAAGGGGTCGACGTGCCAGCCATTGAAGTGGTTAGCCTGGCGCGGCATACGGCGAGTTTCCAGCTATATGGCCAACAGACTGGCCGCGCGCTGCGCCTGATGATTTCCCCGGAACTGACCCGGCAGTGGGATAGCTTTACAGATGACCAGCGTTTGGCGCATATTGCCGCCAGCGTCAAACCCAAAGCCATCATCATTGACCACGTAGGAAACTGGCAACGCCATGGGCTACCCGATATCCCCCGCGAATACAGTTTGGAGCGGCCGGAACGCAACAGCCGCAAGGGGCCTGCGGACGCTATCCCTTTGCGCACTTGCGTTAACCCTGATTGCCTGCAGCCATATGAACGCGTCTTGCCCGCGTGCCCCTACTGCGGACATACCTCCGTACCCGCCGGACGCGGAACCCCGGAAATGGTCGACGGCGACTTGGTCGAATTGGACCCCGCCACCCTTGCCGCCCTGCGGGGCGAAATTGCGCGCATCGATGGACCCGCCCGTGTCCCGGCGTCTGCCGGGCCTGCTGCGGCCGGCGCAATTCTTCGCAACCACCGCGACCGGCAGGCAGCGCAGGCGGCTTTACGCCAAGCTATTGCGCTCTGGGCGGGTTGGCAGAAGCACTTAGGGCGCGGCGATAGTGAAGGCTACAAGCGCTTTTTCTTTGCATTCGGCACCGACGTGGCCACGGCCATGACCCTGGGCGCGCGCGAGGCTGAAGACATGGAAACCCGTATCCGCGCGGAACTAGCGCGGCACAACGTAGTGGAGGCCACAGCGTGAAATTCCTAACGGACCCGCGGCTGTTCAACTACCTGATTATGTGCCTGTACGCGGTGTCCGCCATTCGCTGGGGAGTGTCCGCCCGGTGGGCGGACATGTGCTATTGGCTCAGCGCGCTGGCCATTACGGCCACGGTCACCTTCGGTTACAAACACTAGGGGCGCCCCATGAGCGTGCAATATCACGCGCAGATAAAATGCGACGGTTGCGGCTTGCGTTCGCTGCTGTTCCCTAACTCGACCACGGCCCGCGCGGTGCTGAAAAATGACGGGTGGGTGCGTATGCAGGAAGTGGGCGACCGCGACCTGTGCCCCGCGTGCCGCCCGCAGCCCGGCGCGGAAGCCTTGACCAATTGCCGGATGTGTGGATTGGTTCACACTTCCGCAGAGTGCCCGGAATGAAGCCCCGCAAGATCATGGGCCACGAGGCCATAGCGTCAGAGACTGCCGTGCAGTCGGCCGTGCGGCTGCGCGCGGCGCAGCTGGGTATGCGCCTGTGGCGCAACAATGTGGGCGTGCTGAAGGACTCCCGCGGCGTGCCGGTGCGTTTCGGCCTGGCCAACGATTCAAAGGCGCTTAACTCCGTGCTGAAAAGCGCGGACCTAGTGGGGTGGGAAACCATCACCATTACCCCCGACATGGTGGGCCAGCGCATCGCCCGCGTGCTGTCGGTGGAATGCAAGCCCGCCGGGTGGGTGTACACCGGCGACTCGCACGAAGAGGCGCAAAAGCGTTGGCGCGACCTCATCAACGAAGCCGGGGGCCGCGCAATGTTTGCGGCCGGCCCCGATTGCCTGTAATCTTTAGCTGACTTCAACGTCAAAGGTGTATCAATGAAGGATCAAATTCTGGCCACCGCCATGCGACTGGCCGCAAAGAAAGGTTTTCGCAACGTGACGCGGCAGGACATCGCCACGGCGGCCGAAGTGGCCACGGGTTCGGTGTCCTACCACTTCGACACGATGCGCAAGCTTCAGGCGGCCATGGTGCTGAAGGCCATTGAAGACAAAAACTTGCCGGTATTCACGCAGGCGCTGGCCGACGGCCACCCGCTGGCGCTGCGGGCGCCCGTGGAACTGAAGAAAGCGGCGGGCCGGGCACTCAGCGCGTAGTCCCACGCGTGGCCCTTGACCTACTTTTTGCGGCCCTCGCGGGTCGGCGTTGCTTCGTTGCCTGGCGTCCGGTGCCGAAACCCGGCACGGCCAAGGTGGACAAGGTGCCGATTGATCCGCGCACCGGCTACGACAGCGACGCGCAAGACCCGGCCACTTGGCTGACGGCCGAAGAGGCCAGCGCGTGCGTAATGTCGGGCGTCCCCGTGGGGCTCGTGCTGTCCGAAGCGCTGGGCGTCTTTTGCGTTGACTTGGACGCGGCGCTGCAGGCGGATGGCACATGGTCACCCTTCGCACTGGAAGTGCTGGGGCGGTTCCCCGGCGCCCTGCTGGAAGTGTCCTACAGCAATAGCGGCCTGCATATCTTCGGCTTTCACCAGCCGATACCGGACCACCGCACGCGCGTGGGCGGCGTGCCCATGGAAGTTTACTCAAGGCGCAGATTCATCGCGCTGACCGGCACGCACATGGCCGGCCAAATGCTCGACCACACGGCCGCGCTGGTGAAGTTGATCGCCGATCACTTGCCGGAACCCGTGGCCACGCGGGACGCGGAATGGACAACGGGCCCGCACGTCGGCTGGCGCGGCGACGGCACCGACGAACAGATTGTGCGCAACCAGCTGCAGCGTGCCAGCGCCCACGCTACGTTCGGCGGCGGCGCCAGCTTCGCCGACTTGTGGAACGGCAACGCAGATGCGCTGGCCCGCGCGTTCCCCGACACCACGGGGGCCAAGGCATACAACGCCAGCGCCGCGGACCAGGCCTTGGCCAACCACCTGGCGTGGGCCACGGGCTATGACTGCGAACGCACGCTGCGACTGATGCAGGCCAGCGGCCTGAAGCGCGACAAGTGGGAACGGGAAGACTATTTGACCCGTACCATTCTGACCGCGGTTGCTGGTAAGATACCGACGCGGGGGCAGGATAGCGCCGGGCCCGTGAACAACGCCCCGCCAGCTGCGCCAGCCGGCCCTGCCCCCGCACCACTTGCCGGCGTTGAAATCCCACCGCCCCCGCCGGCCATTCCCGAACCCCCGCCCCCGATCGTGCGCGGGTTGTTGCCCGACCCAGGCCGCACGCTGACTTCCGCGGAGCAGGTGGAACTGTTCGCCGGCTGCATCTATATCGAAGACATGCACGGCATGTTGATGCCCGATGGCGATATCCTGTCGCAAAAACAGTTTGACGTTCATTTCGGCAACTTCGAATTTATCATGCGCGTGGACGGATCGAAGCCGACCACGAGCGCGTGGGATTGCTTTACCGGCAGCCACCTTGTGCGCTTCCCGCGTGCCCACGGGTTGGCCTTCGACCCGTCGCGCCGCGCGCGCGAAGAAATCGTGCGCGACGGTGCGTTGTTTATCAACTCGTGGGTTCCGATCGAAATCCCCATGCAGCCGGGCGACCCGGCGCCGTTCGTGGAACACCTGCGCAAGCTCCACCCGCTGGGCGACGATGCGGATATTCTGCTGGCCTACATGGCCGCGCTCGTGCAGTACAAGGGTCGCAAATTCCAGTGGGCGCCGCTGCTGCAGGGCGTGGAGGGCAACGGCAAAACCTTTTTCAGCCTGGCGCTTGAGCAGTGCGTGGGCCAGCGCTACACGCACCACGCCAAGGCCGCGCAGCTTGACAGCCGTTTCAACTCGGCATTCTATGGCAAACTTCTGGTGACCGTCGAAGACGTATATATATCCGAAGCCCGCGCCAGCATGTGGGAAACCCTCAAGCCGATGATTACCAACACGCGTATGGAAATCGAAGGCAAGGGGCTGGATAAGGTGACGCGCGATGTGTGTTTCAACTTCCTGATGAATAGCAACCACAAGGACGCTATCAGGAAGACCCGCAACGATCGGCGTATTGCACCTTTCTTCGGCGCCCAGCAGCATGAAGCCGACCTGGCCCGCAGCGGCCTGACCGAAGCGTATTTCAAGCGGCTGTACAATTGGGCCAACGGCGGGGGCTGGGCCATCATCGCCAATTTCCTGAATACCTACGCCATCCCCGACAAGTGGAACCCGGCCGTTGACTGCGTGCGTGCGCCGACCACCAGCAGCACCGAAGCGGCGCTGCGCGCGGGGCGCGGGTCGATTGAGCAGGAAGTGGCCGAAGCGATCGAAGAGGGCCGCGCGGGGTTCCGCGGCGGTTGGGTTTCGTCCATGGCCTTTGACAACCTGCTGGCCGAAATCGGCAAGGCCAAAGTCCTACCGCGGAACAAGCGCGCGGAATTGCTGGAGGGCATGGGCTATGCCCTGCATACCGTGTTCAAGGATGGCCGGCCGGCGGCGCCGTTACCCGACGGCACCCGCCCCAGGCTCTACACGCTGCCCGGCGTCGCCACGGGCCTGTCTGAAGCCGACACCGTACGCGCGTACACCGACGCCCAGGCTCCCACGGTGAAGTGATGGCGCGAAGCCAATACGAGCGCAGCGCGGCGTATAGACGGACCCCACGCGGGGCCTATGCGAAGCACCGGGAAAACGCCAAGCGCCGCGGCGTGGCCTTCCGGCTGACGTTTAAGCAATGGATGGGCATCTGGGCCCTGTCCGGCCACTGGCACGAGCGTGGGTGTAGCCCCTACCAGTTTGTTATGTGCCGGCACTTCGACTTAGGCGCGTACGAAGTGGGCAACGTGTACATCGCCCAGAACCGGCACAACCTGCACGAATCAACGTGGACGCGCCACCTGCGCGGGGCTCCGCAGTCCCGGGCAGGTGGCGTTGACCTGACCCCTTAAGGGTGCGCCACCATCCAATCATGGATGACCTTGCCGGCGCCGTCGGTCGGCGTGCCCGCAGCATCCTTGACCAGCACGAAGTCCGGATTTCCCCACACGTCCCACGACCAGGCAATGCCGCTGGCGCCGGTCTTGTCCAGCCATGCCGTGACGTTGCTGACAAACTGGTCACCCACGGTGCCGGCGACATTGTGCCCGCCAAACTCCGTCACGATGACCGGGACACCGGCGGCCAGGATGCCTTCCAGCGCGGTGTATGCGGCCTGCCCTAGATCCGGCAGCGCGTAGGCGGCCGTCCCGTAGGCGGCGCCATAAGCCGGATACCCGTGCCACACCGCAGCGACCTGGCCCAGCGGGTCCGTGATGCGGTTGGCCAGCCACGCGCGCAAGTCCTTTGCGTAGTTGCGGTCAGACACGAGAATGACGTTGGTCGCGCCCGTCGCGCGTATCGTGTCGGTCATCTGCTGGAATCCAGCAATGGCCCACGTCTGCGTCATGCTGCCGGCGGTATTCAGGAAGCGCCCCACCGCGCCGCCATTGCGCTGCGCCTGCCCGACATCGGCCGGAACCGTCGGGCCGAAGCTGTCTAGATACGGCTCGTTGAACAGTTCAAACATGACGGCCGGGTTGCCCTTGTACGCGGTGGCAACCTCTTTCCAGAACTGCAAATCGGTGTCGGTGTTGGCAAAGCTGCCCTGCCCATCCGGGGTGAATGGCACTTTGCCGGTCTGGCCGGTGACGGTGAAGTACGGCGCGGACCAATGCAAATCCAGGATGACGTACAAGCCCGCCGCGTTGGCCGCGGTAACGGCCGCCTGCACGGAAGCCTGGTACCCGCGCACCTTGGCAGGGTCCGCTGCAATCGCCTTGCCCGCGGCGTTGTAGGTCATCAGCCCCAACCAGCTGGCGGCGTTCAACGGGAAGCGTACGGCGTTGGCTTTCCACGTCTTGATGGCGGCGTAGTTGGGCGCGCTGCCCAATCCGCTGTCGCCCCAATAGTTGTACGTCCCGTCGGCATTCTTTGCCCACTGGTGAACGGCCGTGGCTTCCAGCCCCGAGACGTTGACCCCGCGCAGCTGGATGACCGCGCCGTTGCCGTCCACGAATTTGGACCCCTTGACCGACACGGCAAGCGTGCCGGCCGGGGGCGGTGTCGGCGTTATGACAGGCGGCGTTGTGACCGGGGGCGTTGTCGTGGCCGGCGCGAAGTACGGGGCCAGTTGTTTGGCCAGCGTCGGAATGTCAATGGTGGCCGGGGCACCGGCAGGCCCCGTGGCGCCCGCAGGGCCCTGTGCACCGGCCGGACCCGGGATACCCTGGGGGCCAGCAGCCCCCGCGGCACCGGCCGGCCCAGGGACGCCCTGCGGCCCCTGCGCACCGGTCGGGCCCGGGATGCCCTGTGGGCCGGGGGCGCCGGGTGCGCCCGCCGGGCCCGGGGGCAGCAGCGTGGTGTCAATCGTGACCGTCGCGGGCACGGTCACGGTCTGGGCAATGGCAGCCGTCGAAATGACGGCGCCGGCAATCAGGGCCGCAAGTATCTTGCGCATGGTCGGGTACTCCTGTGGGAATACCCGCATGATGCCTAGCGGATGATAGACCCGTCAACCAGCGTCCATTGCGTGGAACAGTGCTGCCCGCGCCCGCTTCGCACGCACACCTTCTGCTGCAGGAATCGCGCGGTCAGCAGCGCCGTGGTGCCGTCGGGCGCGATCAGCGGGTAGCCGTCGAAGTCCAGCACGTATGCCTGCTGCGCGGATGAGTAGGTGACGCCATTTACCGACAGTCGCACGAAGTTGCCATAGGCGGCCGACAGGCTGACCACGTCCCCGGTGCTGTTGGGGACGTTGCCGCAGTAGCGGGTCAGGCCGCAGGGCGTGGCGCCCAGGTAGATGGCGGGCAGCGACTGGGCCGCAGCGGGGTCAGAGGCAAACCCCAGCCCCAGGGTGAAGGCCAGCACGAGTGCAGCGAAAAAGTTACGCATGGTCAGGTGTCCTTGTCGTTGGTTGGGAAGCTTCGGCATCGTCGGCCAGCGCGTCAATGGCCACGCGGGCGTTGCAGGTACACGGGCCCAGTGACCGGGTGCAATGCGCGGAATGCTCATCGGCATAGTACGCCAGTGCGACGCGCAAAAGGTAGATGCGGGTGGCCGGGTCCGGCAGCGGTTGGGCGCTCATGCTGGAGTCTCCAGGGTGGTTGTGACAATGCACCGGCGCACCAGTCGGAATTCGTCCATGTCCATGCCCTCGCGCTGCAAGATTGCCAGCGCTTGCCGCGCGATCGTGTTCGAAACGTAGTCCCGGCCGTATTCGCGCCACTTGCGGTCCGCACCCCGATACAGGATTTGGAACCGCACAACGGTAGTGGTGCGGCTCATGACTGCACCTTGGCCAGCAACGCGCGGGACTGCTCGACGTGGTCGCGGTTGACCATCACGTACAGGCTGTCCGCTTCGCTATTGTGGTCGCTATCGGCATCGTTCACCAGCACGCGCAGCGACGCCACGAGCGTGTCGCGCTCGACGTGCAGGGACTGCAGCGCGCGGATGGCTTCGGGCGTGCCTTCCACGTGGATGATGTGGCCGTCAATGGCGAAGTGGGCGCGGCTCATGACCCGGCCACCTTGCGCGCCAGCTTCACAGCGGCCAGCGTGTCTTTGACCAGCAGCGCGTACGGCGTGCGCGGGTCGCTGGCCAGCGTGTTCAATGTGCCTTCTGCAAGACGGAGGGCGGCGAACAGCCCGGCCTGGTTGCGCATCATCTGCACAACGCGCGTGGCGGTGTCCAACCGCGCATCGCTCGTAGCCTTCATGCGCGCGCCCAGCTTGCGCATGGCGTCGCTGCTCGGGTGGGCGGGGTTGTTGCAGTCAATGACGTTGTCCATGGTCTATGCTCCCGTTAGAGTTTGGAAATGACGTGGTAAACGAAACGGCCAAGGGGCCAACCGGTGGCGATGCAAGCGATTAGTACAAGTGCGATCACGGCGCCACCCCCGTGTTGCTGGCTTCGAATTCTGCGATGGCGGCCTGGGCGTCGGCCTCCGTCGCAAACTTGCGGATACGGCCGCGCGCCGTGGTCAGGCAGAAGCGGTCACCCTTCCAGGCCGAAAACGGGCGTTTGGTGGTGACGGCGCTGCCCATTTGGTGGGTGGCAATTACTTTCCAGGCGGCGGTGTTGTTGGTGTCCATGGGTGCGATACTAGACCGAACTGACGGGCCCGTCAAGAACTGCGTCACAATTTTGCGACTCGTGCGAATCGCGCATTATGTCCGGCCCGTAGCGCTTGCCCAGGGTTTCCAGCGTGCGGCGCGTCACGGTTCGCCGGTCCTTGTCGCCCCGGACCAGGCCGGCCCACTTTTTGCGGCGCTTGTGGTTGCGGCTGCGCGTGTGGGTCATGGAGCGCGCTCCGTGTACTGGTCGAAGCCGGGCAACTCGGCATCCGGCACCGTGCCCCATTCCGCCAGGCCATCGGCCACCAACGTGTCCGGCCGCCACCCCTTGGCCAAGTACGCTTCCAGCGCAATGCCGTTGGCCTTGGGGGTCATCCTCAGCCGACGCCCCAGCAGGTTGCCGTCCAGGTACTGCATGACCGCTGCGGCCTCCTGATACGGCTTGTCAAAGGACCGATCCTCCAGCAGCGGGCGGACGCGCAGGTATTCCAACCCGTAGCGATCGGCGGCGCCGCTGGCCAGGATGCGGGACCAGACGTACGCATCCATCCCCGGCGTGCGCTGCTCGCGGGTGACGCGCGAATAGAGCAGCGGGGACTGCGGGACCAAGGCATTGGGGGCGGCCGCGCTGGGCATCGTTTTGAAGTTGACGCACTGGACGCAGCCGGCGTTGCTGACGAAACGTTCGGCCAGGTGACCATGTTTGCACGGCTTCCCGGTAAAGAAGCGGCGGCGGCCGGCGCGCTGGGCATCTAGGCGACTTATCAATTCCATTGGGGTACCCTCGTGTTTCCATACTGACACTTCCATTATATTAGTGAATATTAGCCTAGTTACAAGCTAAATAACACATATTCATTAATTTTTTACACGTAAGGGTTAGGGATTTTTTCCGGTAAATCGGGGTTGCCGGAAATTGTAGGGGGCCCAGGACGTTGAAGAAAATAGCCGCAGTGCAGCAGCATAATTTAATGCATACGTATGCTGCATACGGGCGGCCCGACACCGCGCAGCTGCTGCCCCCTCCGTGGAAGTGTGCAACGGCGCCCGGTTGCGGTACGCTGGCGGCATGGCTGACAACCCCCTAACGTCCGACCGGGTCGACCACGGCGTGCCGCTGCGCGAGCGTTACGAGCGCTTCTGTGGCCACTTCGTGGAATCGCGCAACCCCATGCAGGCATTCCGCCTGGCGTTCGTGCTGGACAAGGGCGCCACGTCGCAGTGGGTTCACGAGCAGGCGCAGAAGCTGCTGGCCGACCCGCATGTGGCCTTGCGCGTGCAGGAACTGCGCGACACCGCGGCGGCCCAAACGATCGTCAGCGTGCGGGAACTGCTGCAGGATTGGCACGACATCGCCACGGCCGACCCCAACGAAATTGTCAGCCACGTGCGCGAGGCCTGCCGGTTTTGCCACGGCGTCGGCCACCACTACCAATGGGCCGATGAGCGCGAATATGCGGAAGCGTGCGACAAGGCGACGCGCAACAAACAGCCGCTGCCGGACATGTCCGGGGGCTTTGGCTACCGGCCAGACGTTGAACCGATGATGACGTGCCCCGCCTGTTACGGGCGCGGCGAAGGGCGTGTGATTGTCCACGACACGCGCAAGCTATCCCCCGCCGCGCGCAAGTTGTACGCGGGCGTCAAAGAGACGCGCAACGGCGTGGAAGTGCAGCTGCATGACCAGCACAAGGCGCGCGAATCGCTCGGGC